GAGATCAAGGATGCCGATGAGAAAACAGGCATAGTAACGGGCTATGCTTCGGTATTTGGCAATATAGACAGCGACAAAGAGATCGTTATGGCCGGGGCCTTTGCCAAGACACTGGCAGAGAGGGGTGTGGAGAGTGCCAAACCACGAATAAAGCATCTATGGCAGCATGACAGCTGGCAGCCGATAGCCATACCAAAGGTACTGAAGGAGGATGAGAAAGGGCTATATTTTGAAAGTATGTTCGGGAAGGATAACTTTTCCCAGGATAAGCTCCAGCAGCACATTGATAAGATCATCACAGAACTGTCGATAGGATATAATGTCATCAAAAGCGAAGATGTGAATGATGAGGATGGCAACTTTGAACACAGAAAACTCCTGGAACTGAAGCTGTGGGAATATAGCTCAGTAACCTGGGGAGCCAACTCACTGACAGAAGTGATATCCGCAAAGGGAGAGATAGCCGATGTGATGGCTAACCTCAACAAGAGAATGGATGCCCTCAACCGGGGCCTGAAAAATGGCAAATATACCGATGAGACATGCGAACAATTCGAGGCAGAAATAATGAAAATACAGGCAATAATAGGTTCACTCAAAGTTATCCCGGAGCCGATCCCAGCGATCACTCCAGGAATGACAGAGCCGGACACTAAGCAAATACTGGAATCTATTTTACAAATCTTAAAAACTTAAAGATGAACGAAAAAGAAATCAAGGCTCTCACGGATTCTATCCAGGCAGAGGTCAAGAAATTTAATGAGACAACCACAGAACTCCGTGGCCTCATTGAAGCTAAGGCCGACAAAGCTGATCAGGAGAAGATCGAAGAGCTTGTAAACAAAGCCAATGCAGGGGAAGTATCTATCAAGGCACTTTCCGAGCAGCTCGATGCCATACAGCTGGAGATGAAGGATACATCCTTCGGCAAGCCGGTATCCCTCTTTGCAGACTTCGAGAAAGCCTACAAAGAAAAGGGACAGAAAGCCCTCCTGGAAGGGAAGGATCTGAAGCCGGGTGGATCATTTTCCTTTGAATTAAAGGGGGATCCTCGCATGTTGCTTAAGGTATCGATAATCGGCACTTACACCGAGCTGAGTGATTCATCTCTGGCCAATGCCGTCATCGTTCCGATGCGGACACCCGGAGTTGAAAAACTTCCGGATCGCCAAGTACTGATGATCGACGTGGTCAACCGTGGAATGACTGGATCCAACAGGGTAACCTGGGTGGAGAGATCAGCCCGTACCGAAGGAACAGCTACGGTGGCAGAAGAAGGACAGTATGCACAGAGCGATATGACATACATTCAGAAGGCTGCCGAGGTCGAGAAAATTGGGACCTATCTGAAGGTGACCAATGAGGCCCTGGAAGATTGGGATGAGATGCTGACACAGATCAAGAACGAACTCTTCCCATCCGTGGAGAGGGCACTGGAAAATCAGCTTTATCAGGGAACGGGGACCACACCCCAGCTGGACGGTATAATTACTACCGCCTCGGCTTATGCATCAACGAGCCTGAACGCTAAGGTAAAAACACCGAATCACTTTGATGCCATTAGAGCTGCAGCTAACCAGATAGCAGAATATAATTATATTCCCACACATGCTTTCCTAGCTCCGGCTGATTTTGCTCTGATGGAACTTGCAAAAGACAGTAATGGCCAATATCTATTACCGCCATTTGTCACAGCAGGAGGTGCTCAGGTAGCAGGGATAAAGATTGTTCCCAGCAACCTTATAACAGCAGGCGATGTATTGGTTGGAGACTTCTCAAAGGTCACTCTTTATATCAAGAGAGGTATCGAAGTGAAGATATGGGATCAGGATTCAACTGACCCGGAATATGACCTCAAGACAATCACAGCATCAGTAAGGGCTGCCGTTAAATTCCCGGCTCCCCATCTGTACGCTTTTGTCTATGATACGCTGGCCGATATTGAGAGTGCTATTGAAGAAGTTGTAGGTTAAGAAAGGAGGAAATGATGAAAAGATTAATTAGCATTTTATTCGTTTTTGCACTTTTCAGTGCAATGGTTTTCTCCCAGCCCACACACAGGACAGCCGATAGTAAGATACTCGGTGCCGGAAAATTCTTCTATGAGTACACCGGAGTGGCAGCCGACACTTGTGGCACGGAACAGGATAGTGTGATCTTTGAGGTGCTGACAAATAAGCCGATGCCCCTCAATGTGGCTGTAAGGGTAGAATCTACCCGCACAGGAAGCGCAGAGGATTACGAGATCAGGCTCCAGGGTAAGGTATTTGAAAATGATACCTATGCTTCACTTATTGACTCATCAGCACAAACAGCTGACCTTAGTTTGTACCATCCAATTGTAATTGTGGACACAACTCAGGCAGCTTCTACGACAGCATTCTACCGGTATTTTCGGGTAGTTGTCGCAAATGATGGAACGTGCGGTGTCGCCGATAAGCTAACAATAGATAAGGTGATCTGGAAATTTTGGGAGCGTTAAATTAATCAAAGGGAGGGCAGGCTTTGCTCCTGCTCCCCTTTTATTAACAATAAATTATTAACCAAAAAACAGAAAAGATGTCAAGAGTAAAATTCAAATTTTCAAAGAACTTTCCTCACGGAAACAAGAACGTGGACAAAAAAGGATCTACCAGGCTGGTAACGGCAAAACATGCTGAATGGCTCGAAGCAAATGGCTTTGGGAACAAGGAAAACAAAGAGGCCGATAAAAGGGAGACAAAGTAAATGGACCTTTCCGTTGTAACAACATCGATAACAGAGCCGGTAACCATTGAAAAAGTAAAGTCCCGCATGGGCTACACCGAGGATGATCAGGATGAAGATATCTATGACATGATCAGGACGGCCCGTGAATGGCTGGAGAACCGCACAGGAATATCGTGCGTATCGAAGTCATATAAGGCTTACTTTGAAAAAGGAGACCGGGATTCCGATGGCTGGTATGAATTACCCGTCGTCCCCGTCCTTGCAGCACCGGCAATAACTATGGAAGTCTGTGGGGAGTCGATGACCTTCCAGCAGAAAGGGCTCAGGACAGTATCGGTGAAGCCTGACTCCACATTCGGAACCTTACGGGTAGGAGCCACAGCGGAACCATTTTATATCGAGGTGACCTTCCAGGCAGGAGAAGGCAATCATACGGCCAACGAATGCATAAAGCGAATCGTCTCATCGATGTTTAACAACAGGGAAGATGGAGGGGAGATATCCCTGTCCCGGCTTCCATACGACACCCTGAGACTGATCGAAACCTTAGACACCAATACAGGACTATGAGAACAGGCAGGCTCTCCCAACAGATAACGATAAAGACACTGACCACATCCGTCTCCGGTGGCGATGTCACTGAGACATTGAGTTCAGGAGTGACGGTCCGGGCCTCGGTAAGACAGATCGACGGGACCAGGTACCTGAAGATGGAAGAGCTTGTGGATAAAGAGGTTTATGAGATAATTACTTGGGATAAGTCCCTAAGTAATAACATACAGATAACCTATGGAAGCAAGACATTATATCCTATCCGCCCCCCGACAGTTAGTTCGGACAGGAGCTCACGGGGGGTGGTTAAGATAATAGCAGCGACAAAAGGATGATAAGTGCAACAATTACAGGAGGGACACAGCTGGCTGCCGGATTAGGCAGATTTGATAAAGAGGCAGCTCAGGCTATAAAGACAGCCGTGGATCAGACAGCCCTGGCCGTGGAGTCCGATGCCAAAAAGAAGCTCAAGGCCGACGGCCATATTATTACCGGCAGGCTCTTCAGCTCCATACATGCAGAGACGAAAGAGGGGCAGAGCTTCACTTATACCTCAAGGGGAGGGAGCTCATATAACGGTTCGCTGGGACAAAAGATCGCAAAGGATGAAGCCATAGCAGGGACAAACGTGGAATATGGACCAAGTATTGAATATGACAAAGATTCATTCCTGGGATGGGCAGCATTACAGCAGAAGGATAAACTGGTGAACAGGATAAAAACGGAACTTAACAAGATTGTAAAAAAATACAGCAGATGAGCACGGCACATACCGATATAAGTGATGATTTGATAACCGGGATATTTACCGTTCTGGATGGCAATGTAACATATTCCGAAGTAACATATCCGGTTTATAAGAGCATACCAAAGCCCCCGGCATCGGTTTATATCCACGTGCATAATGTACTTGATAAAGAAAACGGGACAAAGGATGACTTCATCTATGAGGGGACCGTCCAGGTGGAAGTCGTAAACGAGGGACAGCAAAGAGCTGACATGAAGCTGGTCCGGAAGATCAGGGGGGTGGTTCGCGGACTACTGAAGGCAACTAAGGGAGCGACATTCTCCATCGGAGACGATCATACACTGGTAGTTTTCAGGCCGGGAGGTAGTAATGAAGGGGCTGAATTTGCAGATAATGGAATAACAAAGCTACGGCTTATCGATATATATGAATTTATAATAGAGTAATAAATTAAAAATCAATAACATGGGAAAAATTAATGGAACTTTGTACTGTGCTTATTCAGAAACCGACAAAATCCTGCATAATGTAAATTCAAGCCTGAATGTGGAGCAGGATCTTCCTGATGTAACAAACAAGGAAAGTGCCGGTTGGGCGGAGCATATTAATGGACTGAGAAACTGGAGCATTGATTTCGATGGATTGTATGACGAGGACGGATCGGGTATAACACCCGACGAGATCATGGCAGCAATCATCGGGAGAAGTGCAGACACCACAGTGTACTTTAAACCGACATCAGGAGCAACTACCGGGTGGACAGGGGAAGGTACATTTAAATTTTGTAAACTCGATGCACCAGCTGAGGGAGGCCTGAAATACAGCTCAAGCATCATCGATAACGGACCATTAGCTGAAGCATAATGGGAAAGTTAAATGCGACACTCCTATTGCTTTATGCAGACGGAGTGGTTATAGCTACCCAGAAAGGATGTTCCTTAACCGTCGAACAGGACCTCCCAGAT